AGGAAAAGATGCTTGTATCCATGGAGATGTTCAACCAACTTGTTATCCCTTCAAACTTCGATATGGCCACAGACTCAAAATTGGCCGCCGAACGTCTTCGCTATGCCGCGAAGACAATGCATTCGGTCAATATCGATAGGAAGCTAGTGCTGGAAACGGGTCAACATGTTTTCCAGAACACAACACAATTGGCGTATGCTGCACATCGCCAGTTACAGGATAATAAGGTTAGGCACCATTTTCCCGACACCCAGCAGGAGTCCGCAGGTGTGTGGTTGCATATGGCTACCGCGTTGGCGAAGTTAAACTCGCTAAGCTTGGAGATGTCGCAGATCATGCCAGTGTTGGCCGGGTCCGCGATATTGATCTATCTAGGCGCGTGCCAGTCCAGGTCGATCTTGGCTGTCGTGTCGAAGGCTCTGCCCTCCCTCACGTCGATCCAGTCGACCCTCACACAGCTCTAGCTGGGGTCGCAAAAAGGTTTGCTGTTAAGCCACCGACAGCAGACCCTGTTCTCATAGAAGAACTAAAGCAGTTTACTCGAAAATGGATTAGGAAGCATTTGACACCTCTTTCACCTCATGAGGATGACACTTTGGAATCGTGGTTGGGAAAGTGTTCCTACCCGGAATGGAGAAAGCAGCAACTTCGCGAGAAGTGGGCAGCAGTTTCCCCGGAGTCAGTGAAACATGACACTACGAGGCGTAAGGTGTTCCATAGGTGTAAAAGTTTTGTCAAGGATGAAACCTATGTAGAGTATAAACATGCGCGCACTATAAATTCGAGGTCGGACGAATTTAAGTGTTTGGTGGGACCAATTTTCCGACTCATCGAAAAAGAGGTATTTAAAATGAAATATTTCATCAAGAAAATACCCGTCGCTGATAGGCCTGAGTACATAATGCGTATGCTTAAAACGAACTCAGGTCAGTATAGTGCATCAGACTATACCACTTTTGAAGCCTTATTTGAGAAGGCAATAATGACAGCAGTTGAGTTTGAGTTGTATGACTACATGACTCAAAACATGCCATGCCACTCGTGGTTTATGGACGTCATGAAAGATGTATTGGCCGGTGAAAATGTTTGCGTATTTAAAAACTTTAAAATCAAAACGCTAGCTAAGCGAATGTCAGGTGAAATGTGTACTTCTTTGGGCAACGGATTTTCGAATCTGATGTTCATGAAGTTCGCCTGCCACAAGTTTGGCTCTAAAGTGAAGTGCTGCGTCGAAGGAGATGACTCCATCGGACAAATATTTGGGCCAGTCCCAACTACCGAGTTCTTTGCACAAATGGGTCTTGTAATTAAGCTGGAAACCTTCCCCAGTTTAGAGCAAGCATCCTTCTGTGGATTGATATTTGACCCCGAGGACATGATTAATATCACAGATCCACGGGAAGTTCTAGCGGGGTTCGGATGGACCTCAGGACAGTACTCACAAGCTCGAAAGCCATTGCTTCAAGCTTTGCTCAGATCAAAAGGATTATCCTTTGCATATCAATACCCGGGGTGCCCTATTATAGGGGCACTCGCCCGCTACGCCCTGCGAATAACCAGGTCCGTAGACGTGAGGCATGTGATTAACAATTGGAAAAATACTTATGAAAGAGAGCAGCTACAGGAAGCCATGCGACATCCCGTTGCATTCATCCAGCCTAAAATCAACACAAGATTGCTGGTAGAAAAATTATATGGCATAAGCGTTGAGCACAGATCGGAAGAGC